TAATAATGGAGCTTCATTTACTGCAGCATCTAACATTGGTTTTGTAACCTTTTTCCAAAACCTTCCCCATACTAAATCTTTATTAACTCTTTTTGGGAGTCCATCAAACATTTGTCTAATTTCTTTTAATCCTTGAGCTTCAACAGTTACTCCCATTAGTTATTATCTTTTAATTTTGTTTCTATTTCTAAAAACTGTTCTCTTCCATCTATTTCTTTAATCCCATGTATTATGTAAGTTTTAGAATCATATACTATTCTATCTGTTCCAGTTATATCAATTCCTAAATTTCTTACATAAAAAACAACATCCGTTCCTTGAACTTGTTCTTGAGATTCTTCTTTTCTTCTGCTTGATTTCCAATCTACATGAGCCCATAAAGTATATTTTAAAACAAATGTTTTTATTTGCTCTCCATATTTATCTGCTGTAGAAGTTTGAGTATTAACAACAATTCTTCTATCAAGTTGTCCTATGCTTAACATACTTGGATTTTATACTGATCTAATAAATATTGACTTGATAAAGGAAGTTCAGTTGCTGTTCGGCCAGTGATGACAGTTTGGCGGTTTTCGTACCAATTTCCTAAAGTTAAAAGCACTGCTTGTTTTATTCCATCTGGAACATCTGTTGAAGCCGTTCCATATCCAACAGTATATTTAACATGAACAGCGTTTATTCTATCTGCTAAATCTGGCAAAGTAGCATCAACTGCTAAACCAATTCTTGCAGGTTTTGAAACATCATCTAAAATATAATAATCTGGATTAAAAGTTTGTTCAACATTATTTGTATCATAATATTTAATATGAGTAATTTCAGAAACAGGACTTTTATAAAGTGTATAAACTTCTGACCAATTATCTGAATATTGTTCTACAACAGTATTTAAAAAGTATTGATTAGTATAAATTTGACAAGACTCAGTTGCCGCTTTAATTAAATTATCAATTAAAGTATCATCTGCAGTAGTATCAACTTTAAGAAAATCCTTAGCTTCAGCAGTTGTGAACAATGGAGTTGTTGATAAAGTAACTTCTTTTAGACTTCTATACATTTTAAATTAGTTTTAAAAAAAAAGGACTGGCTTCAAAACCAGCCCCTTTTTTAATTATTATAAAAACTTACCTACGCAGTTAATGTAGTATATTTAACAAAAGATGCTCCAGAAGCAACACCCCAGTCAAAATAGTTGTTCATTATCAATCTAACCGCACCAGTTCCAGCTGCAGAATAAGGATCTACAATTATGTTTGATGGTCCAAATTGAGCAAAATAAACTCTTCCAAAATCTCCGAACATTCCATCTCCAGAAGCACCAGCAGAAGAAGCAGGAGCAGAAGAGAAGTAACCTGGATAACCAGCTAATCTATCATCTACATATAAAGGATAAGTTGAAGAAACTTGAGCTTCTTTCTTGATAGCAGAATAAAGCTCCCAAGAGTTTACAAAAGATAAATTTCCATCTAATCCATGATCATCAGCAACTGTTTGGATAGCTTCTAACATATCAGAAGCAATTGATCCAGCTCCAAAAGTAGCTTCAGTAAATGTTAAAGTTCCAGTAGTTGTAACGATTGCTCCAGGAGCGTTTGTTACATTTGAAGATCCGAACATTGCAGCGTCAATTTGAGTTGCCATGTTTCTTCCCATATCTCTCATTACAGAAGCTTCAGCAGCAGGTCCATTTTGAGCTAATATAACATTAGACAAATCTGCATATCCTGTTAATCTGTTTGGAGATAAAGTTACTTTCCCAAAATCAGCTCCACCATCAGCAGAAGCACCATTCTCAGTGTTCCAAGCTACAGTTGAACCTCCAGCTATTGGAAGAACAGTATCAGCAGCAACAGTTCCTAAATCATTAATTCCTACTCTATTGTAAAGACCAGAAGCAGCTAAACTATCAACATAAGCACCAACAGCAGTTGGAGCAATTGCAGAAGTTCCTTGATCAATTGCAGCTCTTTCTTCTTTTAACATTGTTGGAATACCAATTCCTTGTAATCCTTTTCTTGCTTCAGTTTCAGCTTCTTGATGCATTTCTGCCTCAAGTCCAGTTAATTGTCCACCATTAGATATTTCTCTTACAGCTTTAAATAAACTCCATCCTCTTGTTGCTTTGTCAGTGTTTACTTTTTGAACTGGAGTACCAGCTAACTTTACATTATTTCTAATTTCAGTTTCTACTTTCTCAGCTCTTTCAATCTTTGCAGATAATTCATCCGCATTTTTAAGAAGTGAATCCATTTCATTATTCTCCTCTGAAGTTAAATCTCTTTCTTCTGCAGTAGCAGTTTCTTTGATTACTTCTAAAGAATCAATAATATCATTTCTCATTTCTTTCAATTCAATACTTGATTTCATTTTAAAAAATTTTTTATTATTATTATTTTGTTCGTTTTATTAATTCTATTTTTAGTTTCGCCAACGAACGAGCCACTAAATCGTTTTCCTCTTCTTTTATTTCTTGTTTTTCTTTATACATTGCTAAACCTCTTTGAGCTACTACTAAATCAGAATCAGCTTGAGAATAAGCTGCATAAACTACTGGAGAAACATCATATAGTCTATCAATAGAAGTTATTGTTCTAATATCATTTCCTTCATCATCAGTTGACCACTCATCTTCTGCAACAGTAAAAGCAAATGAAGATTGTGAAATATTTCCATTCTTCATATTAATTGCCAAGTCTTTTCCATAAGAAGTTTCTGGAATAGAAAATTCATATCTTAAACCTTTTTCATCAACAGACAAATCTAAAGTTCCAGTTGTACTTCTTGCAAGAATTAAATTCTGATCATGGTTAATTAATGCACGCACATCTGATTTTGCAATTGTTTCTTGACTAATAGCAGTTGGAGAAATGTATTCATAGAAATTTCCGAGATTTTCGGATCTACTATTAAATATACTTCCATATCCAACAACCACTTCTTGGCCATCTTCTTTTGTTTCAAATCTGTTTTCAATGTTAAATAATCTTTTTTCCATAATTGTGTTATTAAATTTTTTATCCCAAACTTTAATTTTTGTTTTTTCTTGATTCTCTTCTAAGTAATAATCTTCATTATCTTTTTCTGCTTCCTCTTGAGTTTCATATTTGCATTCTCCAGTTTCTCCCCATTTCCATAATCCGTTATTACATTCCTCAGCTGGCATCTTCCTCTTGTCCTATTTTGTTAATGGTAGTCATATTCATTTGAAGATAATTTTCATCTCCAGAATCAATCTTGTTTAAATCTTCTTTTTGTCTTACTTCATTAATTGACATCCAGCCGTTTGTAATTGCAGTTTTATAATAGTCTGCTCTGTCTTTTACATTTCCTCTAAGTAATCCGTTTACATTAAATTTAATATATTCTCTTCCAATAGCATTTCTTCTAAATAATTTTAAACTCATTTCTAATTCTATCTTTGATATATAAGGCATTAAAGAATAAGAAACAAATTCCTGAGATTGCATTTCTATATTATTAAAAGAACTTGCAGATAAATCTTTTAATAAATGTGGAGGTAATCCAAATATTCTTGCAACTTCCTGAATTGAGAATTGTCTTGATGCTAAAAATTGAGCTTGATCTGGAGTTACGGATATGCTTTTGTACTTTAATCCCTCTTCTAACACTGCCGTTTGGTTACTACCACTTAAAGTTCCATAATTTTTATTAAAGCTATTCCTTAATCTATCTATGGCCTGTTCCGATAATGCTCTATCTGATTCTAATATTCCACTTAATTTTCCACCGTTCTTAAAGAATGTGGAACTGTACTCTTGCACATCCATACCCCATCCAATTGCATTTTTACATTGTTCAATTGGAGAAAGTCCTGTTATTCCATCTGGTCCTGTTATCATTTTGAAATGAAGAATATTTTCTGAGTCATGAGTTTCCCCAGACTTCTCATCTGAATAATATAATTTATTATCTAATGTATAAGTGTTTACATCTCCATAATTTAATGGTAACAATTCAAGAACTCTTCCGTTTCTATTTCTTACAATTTGAACATAAGAATTTCCATCTGATAACATATCCATAATAATCTTTTCATAAAAAGTTATTTTGTTTTGATATGTATTAGGTTGATACTTAACTAAAAAAGAAAGATCAGAAACAACCTCAACATTATCTCCATTGTTTTCTCTTCTAAAAACTCCAACAGGTAAGGTTGAAATACTCTCTGAAAGTAATCTCATAGCAGCCCAAACAGCTGAAAAAGTTAAAGCAGTTTCTGGAGAAACTTGAGTTGATGGCCCAAAAGGTAAGCTGTAGTTTATGCTTCTTTGTTCTTTTTTCTGAGGTGTAGCAAAGATGTTTTGGATTGATTGCAGTATGCCCACTATATAATTTTTTGCAATTATACCTTTATTTTGTTCTTTTGTTGTGTAACATTGTTTCCTTTATTTTTCTATCTCTACAAACTCTAAAAGAATTATAATCAGAATATTTTCTTTTTCCAAATAATTCAATATGGTCTTTTTCTACTGCTTCATAAGCTCCTTTTAAAGTCTTATGTTCTTTGGCCTTATCCCAAAACTCTCTCACAAATCCATCTGCTGAATATATATATATCATAACATTAATAAACCTCTATCATCATAAATTGAATTGTAACCTCCTTCGGTCATATAACATCCAAGAGCCATAACTAAAGCTACTACACCATCTATCTTTTCTGTACTCTTTTTCTTTGATGGCTTAATATTTGCAGCACTGTCCTCTTCCATTACAGTGTTTGAAATCATCCATTTTAATACTGGATTATTATTATGAATAATTTCTTTTCCTAATATTAAAGATTCCAATTGTTTTGATGGAGCACTCATACTTACAAATCCTTGCCCAAATGGCTCCATTGGAACTCCTTCATTTTGTAAATCAATAACCATTTGTGAAGCGTTCCATCTATCATAACAAATAGATTGAATTAAATATTCTTTTCCTAAATCTAAAATCTTTTGTTTTATAAAATTATAATCAGTAACATCTCCATTAGTTGCAATACAATGGCCATCTCTTATCCAAGTTACATAATCTACTTTATCTCTTTCACTTCTTTTCTTTGCATTCTCTTCTGGAATAAAAAAGTATGGTACTATTATAAACTTTTCATCTTCTTTAAATAGTAAAACAAGGGCAGAAATATCTCTTGTTGATGCTAAGTCCAATCCAACATAACATTCTTTATTCTTTAATTTTTGTAAATCAACTTCTCCTTGACAAAGTTCCCATTCCTTTGCACCTATCCAAGCTGTTTGTGAATCAGTCCAGATGTTTAACATTAATCTCTTAAAAGTATTTTGATATGATGGAACATCAACAGCTCTTTGAGATTCTCTTCTCATATATTCTTTGCGTAAACTTATTCCATAGTTTGGATTTGCTTTTTTCCATACCTCTTCATCTGTTATATCATCATCAATATCAGCTTCATAAATTGCAGAATAGAAACTGGAATCTTCTATTAGTTTGTTTTGAACTTGCTTAGAATAATTATATACCTCATGGCAAATAGAATTTTTATCATAACCAGCAGTTGTTATACTAATAAAAAGAGGCTCAATTCTAGCACCCGTGGATGTTAAAAGAGTATCATATAAATCTCTATTTTTTGCAGTGTGTAATTCATCATAAATTATACAGTTAGCATTGAATCCGTGTTTTGTATTGGAGTCTGAAGATATAGCTTGAAAGAAATTTCCCTTACTTTCATTTGTAATTGAGTTTCTAAATACTTTTGCTCTTGATGATAATTCTTTATTATTTAATATCATTCCTTTTGCGATTTCAAATACCAGTCCACTTTGTGCACGATCACTAGCCGCACAGTAGATTTCACTTCCTCTCTCCTTATCCATAAAGAGCATTAGTAGTGCAACAGAACTTGCTAAGGTTGTCTTTCCGTTCTTTCTTGGAACTTGAATATAAGCTGTTCTATATTTCCTCAATCCATTCTCTTGTTTCCATCCAAATAAATCTCCAATTATTTTCTTTTGCCAATCTTCCAAAAACAAAGGAGTTCCGCTTAGTTCGCCTTTTGTATGACTACAAAAAGTTTCAATAAATCCGATAGCCTTTGAAGCGGCTTCTTTGTCAAAATAAAACTTAGTCAAAATAATTATTTATCTGAGTATTGTTAGTAGTAACTGGAGCAGCAATTGACGCTCTAGCAACTGGCGTGAGTCCGAACTGGGCAGCCAATTTAAGACTATTATTTAAAGCATCATTTTTCATTTTAACTAAAGGAGATGCTTGTCTTCTTAAAACGGTCCCCTCTGAAGATTGAAACTCATCTATTCTGTTTTCTTTTCTAAGTTTCATTTCACATTCTAAGTAAAGAGAAATCTCATTTGCATAAGCTTCTACAAGTTTAAGATCAACTGAGTATAACATTTCCAAATTAAAAAGTTGAGTTGTAACCTTTTTAAATTCTTTCTTTCCAATTTCAGATAACCATTCAGGAACTTCTGGTAATTGAGAAACTTGATCCACTACCATTTCATTTTCAATAGTCCGACTCTTCTCAAGAGTTCCCTGCATCTCCTTTATTTTTGTTGGTGTTTTCTTTCTTCCTTTACCCATTCTTATCATTTTCAGCTTTGAAACTTGTTCCAAAACCCTTATATTTAGTAGTATCTTTCATGTATTTTCCACATTTGCAAAGAGCCTCTTTTACAATAAATTTTTTATTTTTTAAAACTAAAGTTTGTTTTAAAATATTTTTTTCACACTTACAATTTTTACATCTAAACTTAGCCATTATTGGTTGGTTTTAGTTTGAACTTAAACTGATATGATAGTAAAGCTCCAATTTTACGAGTAACAACAGAAAAG